ACTGCGATACGCTGGATTTCTATGGCAAGCCCAGCGGAGTAACGCCGCTTTCAACGGCGGCTTTTGCAGCGCGCGGCACCACGACTGACGCCCGCGTGAATATCCGCGCGCGGTGGGCGCTGTCAGGCTTGCTGATTGCCGGCTTTTCGGAACTGTTGGATATTAGCGGTTCTATTTTTGTGGCCTGCGATTGGGCTGTAGATTGCAGCGGCACAAGCGGGCTGAACACGCCCGGTTTCCTTTGGTTGGGCGGTCATTCGTCAACTTTCCGCGGCTCAATCCGTTCGGTCAACATTCTGCAAGGCAACGTGAACGGGCTGCTTATCTACAAGCGCCTTGACAGCGCGCAAAATTTTATTGCGTTTGATTTGGACAGCGCATCGACGGAATGGCAGATTGCGGACTGCAAGGTGTTTTCACTGAGCAACCCCGGCGGCGGCACGACCACGGCGATCCGCGATGCAGGCGTGAACAACACCTGTACAAACATTCGCACGGTGGGCTGTGATACGGACGTTAACATCGTTGCTAACGCCAGCGGGTTCAGCCACACGATTAGCCGGTCTGATAATTTGCGAGGCGCTATTACTCAGGGCGACACGGACGGCCAAGTCCTAGTAACGCCTGGCGGCGCACCGGGTTCTTCTGTTAACTATTTCGACACGCTGACGGCTAACAGCGCAACCCCTACTATTCTCGGTTATCGCCAGTGGGCGCCGGGCGGCGGTCACCTTTTGACCGCCAATAGCGGTGCCACTACAATCACCAACTTTACCGGCGCGTTCCCCGGCGACGAAATCGTCGTGCAAGCTAATGACGCCAACACCACAATTCAGCACAATGCGGGTTTGTTGCTTGATGGCGGCGTCAACAAGGTAATGGCCAACGGTGACACGGTTCGCTTGCGGCGCATAAACTCAACAACATGGAAGCAGATTGGATGAGCCAGTATGACGCCCTTTTTGCTTGCTACCAGAGCGGGCAAATGACCGAACGTCAGTTGCAGGCGCATATGCGCGAAGACCCTGCGTTCGCTGACTACGTGCGTGAAAAGGTAAAATGAAAAGCCCCATCCTCGGCTCAAGCTATGTCGCCCGCAGCATCAACGCTGCGGACGCGCGCATGGTCAATCTCTTCCCAGAGGTTGTGCCTGAGGGTGGACAGATGCCTGCGTTCCTCAACCGCGCACCTGGGCTGAAGCTACAGCAGGCCGTTGGCACCGGGCCAATTCGCGGGCTGTGGGCGCACCAGACGCAAGGCTCTGACTTCTTTGTCGTGTCGGGCAACGAAGTCTACAAACTATCCTCGCTGACCGGCACGCCGGTGTTGCTGGGGTCAGTCACTGGCAGCGGGCCGGTGTCCATCGCCGACAACGGCGACCAGATCATCTTCGCGTGCAACCCAGACGCCTTCGTCTACACCGAGTCCACCAACACGTTTGTGCAAGTCACCGATCCTGACTTCCCCGGTGCGGTGACGGTCGGGTATCTCGACGGCTACTTCGTGTTTAACCCGCCCAACAGCCAGCGGCTGTATGTCACCAGCCTGCTGGACGGCACGCAGATCGACCCGCTAGATTTCGTCAGCGCCGAAGGATCGCCAGACGGCATCGTCGGCCTCATCGTCGATCACCGCGAAGTGTGGGTGTTCGGCACCGACAGCACCGAAGTCTGGTACAACGCCGGCACGGCAGACTTTCCGCTGGCACGCATTCAAGGTGCGTTTAACGAGATCGGCTGCGTCGCGCCGTATTCCATCGCCAAGCTGGACAACGGTGTGTTCTGGTTGGGAACCGACGCGCGCGGCCAAGGCATCGTCTACCGGGCGACCGGCTACGTTGGCCAGCGCGTGTCCACGCACGCGGTCGAGTGGCAAATCCAGCAATACCTCAACATGTCCGACGCGGTGGCTTACACCTACCAGCAGGACGGTCACGCCTTCTACGTCCTGAACTTTCCCTCGGCCAACACGACGTGGGTTCTGGATGTCGCCACCGGGGCTTGGCATGAGCGGGCGTATTTCAACGAAGGCGTGTTTTCGCGTCACCGCGGCAACAGCCAGTGCAACTTCCTTGGCAACATCGTCATCGGCGATCACCTGAACGGCAACATCTACACCTTCGACCTGACGACCTACGCTGACAACGGCACGCCGCAGAAATGGCTGCGGTCGTGGCGGGCGCTGCCGACTGGCCAAAACAACCTGAAGCGCACGGCGCAGCACAGCCTTCAGATCGTGTTCGAGTCTGGCGTGGGCCTGTCAGGCTACGACCCGTTCGACGTTTTCAACGATTTGTTGCTGACCGAAGGCGGCGACTTTCTTATTACGGAGTCGGGCGACTTCATCGAAGTTTCCTTGAGGTCTGTGCAGGGCGCAAACCCACAGGTTATGCTGCGCTGGTCGGACGACGGCGGTCACACATGGTCGAACGAGCATTGGGTGTCTATCGGTAGGATCGGCGGCTACGGCCAACGCGCCATCTGGCGCCGCCTGGGCATGACGATGAAGCTGCGCGACCGCGTGTACGAGGTGTCTGGCACTGACCCGGTCAAGCTGGTTATCATCGACGCCGAACTGATGTTGAGCGGCACCAATGCCTAACCCCGTCAACATCACCAACATCACACCGCCGCGCGTGCAGTTGACTGACCCGAACACAGGGCTGGTCAGCCGCGAATGGTTCAGGTTTTTCCAAAGCCTGTTTCAGTTGACCGGCAGCGGCCAGAACGACTTTACGCTGCAAGACTTGCAGATCGGCCCTGACGCCGACGCTACGTCATTGGCGGCGGTGTTGCAGACCGAAATTCAGAACCTGTCCGTGTCGCCGCCGTACACGCCGCAGTTGCCCCGCCGCCGCTACGGGTCGTTCTACGACACCACCACGCAGACGGCGGCGGCTATCAACACTGCCTACGCCATGACGTTCAACACCACGCGGACAAGCGAAGGCATTACCTTGGGGGCGCCCACGTCCCGCGTCTACGCCGACACGCTGGCCACTTACAACATTCAGTTTTCCGTTCAGGTCAACACCACGGTGGCGACTGACCAACTGCTGTGGGTGTGGCTCCGCAAGAACGGCACAAACGTGACCGCCAGCACCAGCCAGGTGCGAACCAAGGTTCTTGATTTTGCGGCTGTCGTTACGAAGAATTTTTTGCTAGAAATGAACCCCGGCGATTATTTTGAACTGATGTGGGCCACAGACAGCACGGGTGTTCAATTGCAGACATTTGCCGCTTCTGGGTTCTACCCGTCCGTTCCTTCGGTCGCGCTTACCGTGACCAACAACATCGGTTCAGAAGGAAACTACTAAATGGCCGTCCTTTCCCCCTCACCCAAAGCGCAGTTTCTGGACGCTTCCGGCAACCCGCTGGTCGGCGGTAAGGTCTACACCTACGCCGCCGGCACGACCACGCCGCTGGCAACCTTCACGACTGGCGCCGGCACTGTTGCCAACGCCAACCCGGTGATCTTGGACTCCCGCGGCGAGGCCAACATCTGGTACAGCAACGGCACGTCGTACAAGGTTGCGCTGACCGATTCGGCTGACGCTTTGATCTGGACGGTGGACAACATCGTCACGATTGGGTCGCTGGCGTTCCAGAACGCTAACGCGGTAACCATCACCGGCGGCACCATCGGGTCAGGCGTGACGTTTAACGGCAACACCACCGGCACTGCATCCAACGTCACTGGCGTGGTCGCGGTCGTCAACGGCGGTACAGGTTCAACCACGGCTGCCAACGCGCGCACCGCCTTGGGGGCAGCCAAGTCGGGCGCCAACGACGACATCACGGCGCTGGATCAAGACGTGGTGCTTGTGGCCACCGGCGACATTGGCGCGACCAGCATCGGCTACCGCGGCGCACCGCAGAACGCCCAAACGGCAGCCTACCAACTGGCGTTGACCGACAACGGCAAGCACATCTCAATCACCACCGGCGGCGTCACGATCCCGGCCAACAGCGCAGCGGCGTTCCCGATTGGTGCGACGGTTGTCATCTACAACAACAGCGGCAGCAGTCAGAGCATCGCCATCACGACCGACACGCTGCGCCAAGCTGGCACGACCAACACCGGCACGCGGACGCTGGCCAACTACGGTCTGGCGACGTGCGTCAAGGTGGACACGACTGTGTGGGCCATCACTGGCGCAGGGCTGTCCTGATGAGCGGCGCGGTGCTGTCCTTGCTGGGTACGTCGGGTGGGGCCGCGTCTGCCGTGACCATCACGGTCGATCCTGCGACGATCACAGGCATCAACATCGGGCTTACCGCGTCGGCCCAGTACCAGCTTAACAGCAGCGGCAGCGCGTTCCAGATCGTCAACGGCGGCGGCGCCACACTGCTGTACGCTTGGTGCATCCCGGCGGGCCAAGCAGCCAACTACGAAGTGTACGCCAGCCTAGTGTCAGGGTCGTTGAGCGCCGGCAGTTCGGCCACCGACACTTGGCTGGCGCTGACAACGACACGCAATTGGTTGGTCAGCACCACCACCCTTAAGTACGCAACGCTCAATGTTGGCATCCGGCGCGTTGGCACCACCACCATTTTGGCGGCGGCAGACATCGAATTAGCCGCCGAAGCAGTATAAGGATAGGCCATGTCTGTTACCGCCAAAGCCCTAATCCCGGCCAAGGTCGCCGAAGATACGCAGTCCACGCAGTACACTGCGACCAACGTGACGACGATCATCGACAAGTTCACGGCCACCAACTACGGCGCGTCCGCTGCGTCGATCAGCGTCAACCTGGTGACGGCAGCCGACACCTCTGGCACGCAGAACCTGATCGTGAAGACCAAGACGCTCCAGCCGTCCGAAACCTACACGTTCCCGGAACTGGTGGGCCACGTCCTGAACCCGAACGGGTTCATCTCGACGCTGGCGTCCGCGCCGCTGACGATCAACATCCGCGCGTCAGGACGTGAGATTAGCTGATGTTGACGCGCAGCTTTGATGTAAACGCTATCAACGCTGCGGCGAACCGTCCCGACGTGCGCCCGTTTATCGGCCCCGCGTCGCTGGGCGAACTGGATTTCGAAGACGCCGTCACCGACTACAACAACTGGTTTTTGATGGGCGAACACGGCGGCTTTGTCTTGGTCTGGAGTGCGCCGGGCGTTTACGAAGTCCACGTCTTCATTGCCACCGAAGGCCGCGGCAAGTGGGCCGCGCAGGCTTGGGTAGCAGCGCGGGAGTACGCCGCGCAAAATGGGGCCAAGATGCTGTGGGCGCGGATTGCGCCTACCGCCAAGTTTGTGTCAATGTTTGCCCGCCGTGGGGGTATGAAGCCCACTTATGAGATGTTATACACGCTAGGGTCTGCCTACGACGTGTACAAGATGGAGTTGTAATCATGCCTCCCGCAATCATCGCAGCCGCCGTTGGCGCAGCAGGGGCCGTTGGCGGCGGTCTAATCGCATCTGGCGGTGCCAAGAAAGCTGGGCGCGCGCAAGCGGAAGCCGCCGAAAAGGCTCAGTTGGCGCAGGAACGGATGTTCCAAGAGCAGAAGGCTCTGCAAGAGCCGTTCCGTCAAGCTGGCCTTACCGCGCAAGAGCAGATCATGCAGTTGCTGGGGATTGGCGGCGACGCATCGGCGGCGGGTTACGGCAGTCTGGCCAAGCCGTTTAGCCAGACTGATTTTGAGCAAGACCCAGGCTACGCTTTCCGCCAAGCGGAAGGTATGCGTGCGCTGGAGCGGTCAGCCGCAGCGCGCGGCAGTTTGCTGTCAGGCAGCACGCTGAAAGGCATCCAGCGGTTTGGGCAGGACTTGGCCAGCCAAGAGTATGGCAACGCCTTCAACCGTTACCAGATCGAACGCAACGCGCGCCTGAACCCGCTTCAGTCTCTGATGGGTTCTGGTCAGTCTGCAACCAACGTGCTGACCGGCGCTGCGGGTCAGGCCGGGCAGAATGAAGCCGCTAACATTTATAACGCCGGTCAGGCCCGCGCATCTAGCTACATCGGTCAGGCTAACGCGCTGGGCGGCGCACTCAGCAGCATCGGTCAGGCAGCGGCGTCGTTCCCGCTGATGCAGGCGCAGATGAACTATCTTAATCAAGGAGCGCCGGGGGGCTTTGGCGGCACGGCGAACAATATGACGCCCATCCCAAAAAATGCGTACCGCGGCATCGGCGGCTAACTGAGGACGGACAATGGCTAACCAAGCAATCGCCCTTCAAGCCCGCGCACCGCAAGGCAACTTTTTGGGGCCTGCGATCCAGCAGGGCGCGCAGTTCATCAACATGATGTCGCAGCAGCGCGCTGCTGAACGTCAAGCGGCGGTGCAGCAGCAGCAGTTGGAAATTCAACGTGCGGCGGAAGGGCGGGCTGTGGCGGGGGAAGCGCGTGCGGGTAAAGAGTTTGATATGAAGCGAGAGGCGGATTTGTATGTCAAATACCGCCGCCTAGCGCCTGTAGTGGCCGAAGGTGGCCCGGCTGCATACGCAAGCTATCTGCAAAACATGAGTGTTGACAGCCCCGAAAGCGCGGCTGCGTTTGAGCAAACGATGCCTGTTGATAAATTCAACAAGGACACCTTCACGCGCATGATTATGGGCGCAGACGAGTACGCTGCTGCGCGGTACGGAAAGGCCATCACTAAAGAATTTATCACGCCCGAAGGCGACGTTATGGGCGGTAACATCTCTGGCTTTCCCGGTGCGACCTACGCAACGCCGGTTCCCGACATCAGCCGCCCGCTCACGCCCGCCGCCCCCACAACCCCTGCGGCTAATGTGCAGCCGATGGCTGCGCCGCAGACGCCCGCACCCGCCGCCGGCGGTATGTTCCAGCCCATCTCGGCTACCGGCGCGCAACCGCAGGGCGCAGACCCGCAGGCCGCGCTGCTGGCGTCGCTGAACGAAGCAAGGCAGACGGGCCAGATCGGCGCTGACGTTGTCGAACAGCTTCGCCAGTTGGGTGGCCCGCAAGCCGCGCCTGCCGTTGATGCGTTTCTCGCGCAGAACAACATTAAGGTCGCGCCGGGCGGGATGCAAAGCGCCGTCTACCGTTCAGAAGGCGGCGCGCCAATGGCGCAGCAAGTCAATTACGATCCGAACGCCTTTGCGCCGTTGCGCGCGAAATCGCCGATGGTGTCGCCCATGCCTGGGTCGGCCAGCGTGCCGATTAGCCGCGTCAGGGAAGAAGCGGCGGCAGGGCGTCAGACGCCTGCTGAAGCGGCTGCGGTTGCATCGGCCACCGCGACGGCTACCAAGGCTGCGGAACTTAAAGCGGAACAAGCCAAGAAGTTGCCGGCCAAACGCCAAGTGTCTTCACTGCTGCAAAAACTTCGCAACGCATACGAGACGCTCAACACGGCGGAAGCTATCCCATCATCGGAACGCGGCGCGTTTGCGAACGTGTTTGACTATCTGTCCACCACGGGCGCGGGGCGCGAAGTCCAGCGTGCGCTTGGTACTGCGGCTAACAAGCCGTTGAACGAGATCACCGGCGCGCGTAAGTTGCTGGCTACGGCGATCAAAAACGCTACGGGTATGTCCGCGCAAGAAATGAACTCGAACGTCGAACTGCAACTGACGCTGGACGCGCTGACCGATCCTACGCAGGGCTATGAAAGCGCCATCAGCCAGCTTGATACGCTGGAGCAACTGTACGGCACCGGCGGCGCTCAAACACCGCCGCCCAGCAATGTCGCGCCGCAAAAGACGCCGGTGGCCAAACCGCCAGCGGGCATCTCGGCGGATGATTGGAAATTCATGACCCCAGAGGAGCGTCGGCTGTGGCAGAAATGACCGTCGAACAGCAGCGCGCGTTGGCCATTGCCCGCGCGCGCCGCCGCCGCGCAGAAGCCGCGCCCGCGCCATCTGAGCCGACATTCATGGAGGATGCGGGCAATTACATGCGCGGCATAGCCCGCGGCGTGGCTACCGGCGATCCTGCCGCGCTGCTGGCGCGTGGCGGCACGTATCTTACCGACGTGCTGGGCCTGACAACGGGCGCGAATGAAAAGATCAACGCCGTGCTGAACGCCGGCGAAAACACCCAGAACAAGATGTTCCGCACAGGCCAGGTCTTGGGCGAGGTTGCTTCGACCGCGCCGCTGATCGCTGCTGGCGGTGCGGGTGTAACCCGTCTTGGCGGTCAGTTGGCGCGCGTAGCGCCCCGCGCTGGCGGCGTTGTCCAACGCACTGGCGCTGCCATTCAAACTGGTGGTATCGGATCGGGTCGCACCGCCGCGCAGACGGCAGCTATGCCGTTGCGTCAGCGCCAAGCGCAGCTTCTGGAACGTACTGCTGGCGCTTCTATTGCTGGCGCTGGCGGCGCAGCGTTGACCGGCGAAGACGCTGGCACCGGAGCGACGTTCGGCGCGGCGCTTCCTGCCGTGGGTTCTATTGTCCGCAAGGTGGCTGGTGTTCTGCCCGATCTGGCCAATTTGCCAGCGTTGCAGGCGGCGCGTATTCTCCGTGAATCGTTGGGCGACAATGTTGAGGCGGCCCGCGCGGCCCTCTCCGCACTGCCCGCCGACTCGCAGGAACTGGTGCGGCAGACGCTGGTCAAGGCTGGCGTCGAGCCGCGCACGTTTATGGGCTTGGCTGCGGATGTTGAGCGTCTGCGCCCGGATCAGGCCGCAGGTATTCTTGAAAGCCAAGCCGCTGCCCGTGAAGCGCGGTTGGCCCAAGCGGCGGGCGGCCCTACCGCAACGGCAACCCGCGCGGCAACGGAAGTCGCACGGCGCGATGTTTCGCGCGCGACCGGCCCCGCCCGCGAAGGCGCGCTGGAACGCGCAAACATTGCCGGGCGTGAAGTGCCGCGCGCAGAACAATTGGCAGCGCAAGCGCGGGCGCGTGCAGACGAGCAATCGGGCTTGGCCCGCCGCATGACGTTTGGCGCAGAGCGGTCGGAGACGCGGCTTGGTCAGTTGGATGACTTGGGCGACGCATTTGATCCTGCTGCTGTTGGCCGTGAACGCGGTATTGCCGGTGCCATGACGCAGCGCGGTGAACAGGCCGCGCGGGGTGCTATTGGCTTGCGTCAGTCGGCGCAGGACATGGAAGACTACGTGGCCGATCTGGCGGCGCAGGGGATGCAGCCGTTGACGGTCGCGCCCATCGTGCAGCAAATTCGCAGCATGGCCGCACAGCCTGGCACCCGCGCCGACGATCTTCAGCGCGGCACGCTGGTCAAACTGGCCAACAAGTTGGAAGGTCTGGCGGACGAAAACGGCGTGATCGACGCCCGCGACCTGTACCAACTGCGTAAGACCGGCGTGAATGACATCGTGGATCGTTTGCTGGGCGCGCGGGCGCAGCCGTCGTCTGGCACTAAAGAGCGCGCGGCGTCGCTGATGACCAGCATCCGTCCGATGATCGACGACGCCATTGAGGGCGCCGGTGGCGCCGGGTGGCGCGACTATCTTGACCTGACCCGGCGCGGGTTCGAAGCCGTCAACCGGCAGGAGTTGGGCGGCAAGGCTGCACAACTGGCCAAGGAAAGTCCGAACGAGTTTATTGCGCTGATGCGCGGTGAACGTCCGCAGATCGTTGAAGATGTTATGGGCAGAGGTACTGGCCAGTACGACATCTTCGGCATGGCGCTGGCAGACCCCAACCGCTTCAGGGCGCTTCAGCAGTCGGCGGGAGAACTGGGCGTCCTCAACCGCATGGGCGAACTGAGCAGCCAAGGCCGCGCAGCAGCTACCGAACTGATCGGACGCGAACGTCCGCTTGTTTCGCGGGCGCTGACGCGCGTTGGCTTGTCGGCGTTCCCGCCGGCGCGTATCGGCGCCGACGCGGCGCAATTGGCGTTGGCCAACACTCTCCAGCCGCGGGTGCAGCAGCAGTTGGCAGAGGCCGCTGTCAGCGGCCCGAACGCGCTGGCGCTGATGAACCAGTACCCGTCATCGCTGGGAATGTCGGAGGCAGTCAGCAACCTGTCGCCAGGTATGCGAAACGCCCTCGCGCAACTGCTGCGTAGCGGCACGATGAACTACAATCAGTGAGGCGCTGACGTGACGACCATCGACCAGACCGAAGCGCGGCTGAACACGCATGAGGAGGTGTGTGCCTTGCGGTATGACGGCATCTGTGCGCGGCTGAAACGCTTGGAGAACGTCGGCGTGGCCGTGGCCGGGTTCATCATCGCGCTACTGCTTACCATCGTATTAAAGATTAGCTAACCACCGCGGTCTGAAAGACTGCTTTGTAAGGTTATTTATGGCAGTCAATCAGTACGACGTTGACCCAGAGGGCGACGCCAAAATTGCTGAGTTAGCCGCCGATCTCGGCAGTCAGAACGCAGCAGCACTTCGTCTAAACATCAGCCGGGCGGGGGTGCAGAACGCCTGCCGCCGTCATGTGGCGCGGACAGCCGCCGTTCTGTCGCTTGACACGCCCAAGGCAGACCCGCTGCCGCCAGCCGATCTGCCGTTTGCAGAGCGGTTGGCGCTGATGAAGAAGCGCAATGCGTTGCGGATCGCACACGCGCAGGCGCAAGCCTGGCAGACCGTGCGGATACCAATCAAAGGGCCATACGCCATCTGCTGGTTCGGCGATCCGCACCTTGACGACCCGTTCTGCGACTTGGTCGGCTTCGAGCGTGACGCGCGCATCTGCGCCGAAACCGAAGGGCTGTACGGCGCCAACGGCGGTGATTCGATCAACAACTGGGTGGGCAGGCTAGAGCGCCTGTACGGCGAACAATCCGCCACGGTGTCAGAAGGTTGGGAACTCGTCGAGTGGGCGCTGAAACATCTAGGCGTCAACTGGCTGGTGTGGATTCTGGGCAACCATGATACGTGGAATTACGGCAAACGCATTTTTGACGGCATGAACACCGAACGCATCCTGATGCGCGACTGGGACGCCAAGCTGCAACTGGCGTCGCCGTGTGGCGGTATCACCCGCGTCTGGGCGCGGCACGACTTCAAGGGCCACTCGATGTATAACGAGTTGCACGGCCTGAAGCGGGCGGCGATGATCGACGAACACGCCGACATCTACGCCGCGTTCCACCGGCACACGTTCGGCACCGGCCAGGGCGAGTTTGCCGGCGGGCGGCGCTACACGCTGGTGCGCGCCAAAGGCTACAAGGAATCCGACGACTACGCACTCAAGGGCCAGTTCGCAGAACAGCGCAGCGGGCAGTCAGTGGTCACGGTCATCACGCCGCGCAACGGCACTGCCCCGGCAGTCAGCGTGTTCGAGGATGTGCAGGAAGGCGCGGACTTCCTGACGTACAAGCGCAGAAAGGCTGGGTTGTGATCGACCTTCTGTGGTATTATACCTTCCGATACGGAAAACGCATGGGCGTTACGCAATGAGCATTGTCCTTGGCCCCCGGTCTATCGCCCGCTTGCAGGACGTGCATCCTGATCTGGTGCGCGTTGTCCGCCGCGCTGCCGCCCTGTCCAGTCTGGACTTCACCGTGCTGGAGGGGCTGCGGACGCTGCCTAGGCAGAAGCAGTTGCTGGCGCAAGGCGCGACCCGCACGCTGAACTCTCGGCACCTGACCGGCCACGCCGTCGATCTGGCGCCGATGCTGGATAATGTTGTGCGCTGGGATTGGAGTTTGTACCTTAAATTGGCGGAAATCATGCGGGCGGCATCCATCCACGAAAATGTGCCGATCCGATGGGGCGGCACATGGAAATTGCTTTCTGCAATCCAAGGGCCAATAACGGCAAAAGTGCTTAGTCGGTCATTTCCTGACGGCCCGCATTTTGAGTTGCCAAGGGCAAACTATCCATGATTGACCGCGTTGCCCTCGCACGTTCTTTTAACTGGGACGTCGCCGAAATATACCTCGCGCGCGACGCTTGGCGGAAACTGTACGTGCGGCAACCTGCGTCCAACCTAACATTTGAAGAATATTTGAATATGATGGTTTCCGCCGGGCTGCGCCCTTCAAAGGTAGGGAAGCGTAAAGGCCAATTCCATTTGGCTAGGTACAATGATGAAGGCGCGTATTCTATCCAAACATGTAGGTTTGTTCCGCAAGAAGAAAACCAAAAAGAACGTAAAGAAGGATACCAGCAAGACCCTGACTTTCGGGCGTTGGCGTCAAAATTAGCGTTTGCGCGTGTCCGCAAAATATGTCCGCATTGCGGAAAGTCTGCCGCCCCCGGAATGTTCGGGCGTTGGCACGGCGACAAATGTAAGGAGAGATTGATATGAAGATGGTTTCTTGGCTTGTGAACCGGCTCAAAGAGCCAAGCACCTACGCCGGCGTCGCCAGCCTCGCGCTGGCGCTGGGCCTGACGGACGTGCAGTGGGAAGCGATCTCCGCTGCGGTTGCCGGTCTGGCTGGGCTCGCCGCCGTGTTTTTGATGGAAAAGCCTGAGGCGTGATTAAACTCCTGACGCTCTTGCTGTCGCTGCTTGACCGGGTGTTTACCGATTTCGGAAACGCCAAGCTGCGGGCGCAAGGGCGTCAGGATGCACAGGAGCAACTTGATGCGAATGTTGCCAAGGCTGAAGCCGCTATGGACGCTGACGATCCCGCTCGTCTTGACCGGCTGCGTGACAGGTTCGACCGCGCTCGTCGGTGACTACTGCCGCATCGCCAAGCCGATCAGCTACGACAGCAAGACGGACACCGCTGAGACGGTGAAGGCAATCGAGACGCACAACTCTACGTGGGTGTGTCTGTGTGAATCAGACTGTCCCGCCAGCACTGCAAATACCAGATAGCCTTGCCGATCTCCTGCACCGTGGCGTCCTTATGCCCGGCGCGGCTCATATACTTCAGCGCGTTGCCGCGGCAGTAGCCGGCGAACTCCTCTGGCGACAGCTTGGCCTGGAGGTAGTCAATCGTCTCAATGCCGCCGACCTTGTAGTGGTCGGGATTGACTGCGTCCGTCATGCGCCCAGCCTCGCCATCAGTTCGGCGCGCTCCCGCGCATTACGCAGCATGGCGTACCGCTGGTGCAGGCGGCGCACGATCCCGATGCGGCGGCGCGTCGCCATCTCGTCGTCCAGCAGGCGCTTGACCTCGGCCTCCGACATGGACGTGAGCGTGGCGGCCAGCGACCGCCAATCAACCTTGTTCATTTTTCAACTCCTTCATCGCTATGTCTGACACGGCACGCTTTTCGTGAAGGGCCGCCCAGATGCGTTCGTCAATAGTTTTTTCGGTCAGCATCACGTAGACCCACACCGCATGGCGTTGCCCGCCGCGGTGCAGGCGTCCGACCGTCTGCTCGTACAGTTCCAGCGACCACGGCAGCGACACGAACACCATGTGGCAGCCGCCGTGCTGGAGGTTCAAACCGTGGCCGGCAGACTTGGGATGCACCAGCAGCAGTTCGACCTTGCCGGCGTTCCACCGCTCAATCACGTCCTTGTCTTCGATGGTCTGGGCGTGCGGGAAGCGCCGGCGCAGTTCGGCCAGTTCCTCCTGGTAGTTGTACACTACGATGGTGTTGGCGCGCTGGTTCTCGTCCAGCAGTTCCTCTAGCCGGTCAAACTTGTGGCTGCTGAACCAGTGCACCGGCAGCGGCCCCTCGCGGTTGTAGACGAAGCCTGACGCCATCTGTTGCAGCTTGGTCGTCACCGACGCGGCGTTCTGGGCGATGACGCGGTCGTCGCCGAACTTGACCACGTAGTCGCGCTTCATCTTCTCGTATGGCCCGCGATCCGCAAGGTTGACCCGCGTCTCAACGACATGGCACGGCGGCAGCTTGTCCTTGTAGTCGCCTGGGTCAAGCACGAACGTTGCCGGCTTGATCCGCTCCATCACCTGTTCCAACGCGCCGGGTGCCGGCGTCCACTGGCCGAACTCGCGGTTGGTGCAGATGAAATACTGCTGGAGGAACGCGCCCTTGGCGCGGCCCAGCAAGCCTTGGTCGATGATCTTGCACTGACCGAACACATCCTCAAGGCCGTTCGACGTGAACGAGCCTGTCAATCCCCAACGTATCGCCATCGTAGACATAAGTTTCTCCAGTGCCTTAAACCGCTTCCCGCTGGGGTTTTTCAGCCGCGTCAGTTCGTCAAACACAACACCGTCAAAACCTGACAAATCCTCTAGCTTATCAAGGTTGTCGTAGTTGATGACGACCACAGGCGCGGCGCTGGCCAACGCCGCTTTACGCTGCGCCGGGGTGCCGACCGCCAGCGCCGGTGTGATGTTTGACCACTTCGGTGCTTCGACCGGCCACACGTCCGTACAGACGCGCTTAGGGGCCACCACCAGCCACCGCTTGACCAAGCCGTCGTTCAGCATCGCCTGCATGGCTGTCAGCGTGATCGCGGTCTTGCCAGCGCCCACCGGCGCCAGAATCATCGCCCGGTCGCGCTCGTACAGAAAGTCGGCGGCGTCGTCCTGGTAGGGGCGCAGTCTCAGGCCCATTGGTCTACCATCGCCGCAGCAATGCCTGCGTAGGTTTCGCTGCGGATTTTCCAGCGGTCGTCGCTGGGCGGCAGGCGGTTCTGGCCGCTGTCGGTTTGGTTCGCCCACCGCTTCTTGCCGTTGGCGATCCGCGGCTCAACAACCGCGGTTGGCGTCAACAGCGGCAGATTCTTCAGCCACAGGCACGTCGCCTTGCTGGCGTCGTGACCGAATTGCCACGGCTGAATCGTTTGGTCTGCCTTGCGGATGCGCGTGCCGATGCAGCCGATGGGGTTCTCCAGCGCGATACGTGGGATCGGCGCGTCCAGAAGCAGCCGCACGAAGTCCAGCGCGTCCTCGGTCATCTGCGCCCGCCCCGGCACGCGCTTGTTCCAGTGCAAGCCGCTGGAGCAAAGGTAAGTGCATGGCGGGTGGGCGATCATCAAGTCCCAGCCGTCACCCAGAATGTCGCGCACGTCCCCTTGATAGTGCGGCCCCGGCGCGTCGGTCGGCAGCAGATCGCACGACATGGCGTCATGCCCGCGGGCGCGGAAGGCGTCGCGTACCGTGCCGCTGTATTCGCAGGCGACAAGAACCTTCATTTGATCCTCTCCGCCCACGAGTCCACACCTTCCTTCGACCACAGCACGGCGTAATGCTGGCGCGCTGTCTCCATCTGTTCTGCAAATACCTCTTGCAGCGGCGACAGCCGCCCGCCGGGCTTCTTCAGTTCCACGAACCACGTTTGGCCGTTTGGCAGGCAGGCGATGCGGTCAGCCACACCCCGTTGCGTCACGCTGCGAAACTTGTAGCTGTACCCGCCCAGCGCCTTCACGCGCTTCACGAAGTAGGCTTCGATCTCTTTCTCGGTCATGGCGCTATCCTATGGGTGCAAACATTCTGTTGCAAGGGCCAAGCAAAAAGAAACCCCCGGCGCAG